AAAACAAAAAGAAGTAGACGGTTACGAACGTCTTAAAACAAAAGAATCAAATAAATTACCTAAACCAACTGGATGGAGATTAGTTGTTCTACCATTTAAAATGCCAGAAAAAACTAAAGGTGGATTATTACTTGGACAAGAAACTTTAGAGAGACAACAGATTGGATCTACTTGTGGTTTAGTTCTTGCAATGGGTCCACATTGTTATGACAAAGATAAATTTCCAGAAGGTCCTTGGTGTAAAAAAGGTGATTGGGTTATCTTTGCAAGATATGCGGGATCAAGAATCCAAATAGATGGTGGGGAAGTAAGAATGCTAAATGACGATGAAGTTTTAGCAACCATTGAAAACCCTGAAGATATACTTCATCAATATTAATCATAGAAGGAGATAAACTATGCCAGACGTAGAAGAAAACAAAACAGTCGATATAGATACATCAGGTCCTGATACAGAAATTGAGTTAGAAGAAACTCAAACTGCAGAAACAGAAACACCTGAAGTAGAAACATCTACTAATGAAACAGAAGAGACTTCAACAGTTGTTGAAGCAAAAGAAGAAAAGAAAGAAGAGCCTGCACAGGACAATAAAGAACAAGAATTAGAAAAATACTCTGAAGGAGTACAAAGAAGAATAGCTAAATTAACCCATAAATGGAGAGAAGCAGAGAGACAAAAAGATGAAGCTTTAACTTATGCTCAAGCACAAATAAGAGCTAAACAAGAAGCAGAAGCTAAAATCTCGAAGCTTGAACCAGGCTTCATGAAGTCTACTGAAGATAGTATTACTTCAGGAGTACAAGCAGCTCAAGCAAAACTTGCAGCAGCGAGAGAAGCAAACGACTTGACTGCTGAAGCAGAGGCGTTAACAGCTATTTCTGAACTTGGTTATAAAAAAGCTAAACTTGAAGAAACTAAAGTTGCTCAAGAAGAATATAATCAACAAAGAAAACAAGTTCCACAACCAGAAATAAACTTAAATAGACAACAAGCAGCTCAAGGAACACCTGATCCTAAAGCTGAAACATGGGCAGCTAGAAATGCCTGGTTCGGTCAAGATACGGCTATGACTTATACTGCTTTTGATCTACATAAGAAACTTACAGAGCAAGAGGGTTATGATCCTCAGTCTGATGAGTATTATCAAGAAATTGATAAAAGAATAAGACTTGAATTCCCCCACAAATTTGATACTAATACATCAGATAAAGGGGAAGTTCCGACCAAACCCGTACAAACAGTAGCTAGTGCGAAGCGAAGTACAAATACTGGTCGCAAAACTGTGAGACTCACATCCTCTCAGGTAGCAATCGCTAAAAAATTAGGTGTGCCACTAGAAGAATATGCGAAACAATTAAAAATCACGAAGGAGGCATAAGCATATGGAAAATAATAATGATAAAAGAGCATCCCGTGCGAGTCAAACAAGAGAAAAAGAATCTAAGAAAAAAGTTTGGACTCCACCTTCATCTTTAGATGCACCCCCTGCACCAACAGGTTTTAAACACAGATGGATCAGAGTAGAATCTATGGGATTCCAAGACACTAAAAACGTCGCTGGAAGAATTAGATCCGGATACGAGCTTGTAAGAGCTGATGAATATCCAGACTCAGATTTCCCAATTGTGGACGATGGTAAATACAAGGGAGTGATCGGAGTAGGAGGCCTAGTGCTGGCTAGGGTACCGGAAGAGATTGCCGAGCAAAGAACTGATTATTATCAGAAACAAGCTCAAGATAATGTCGAAGCAGTTGACAACGATCTTATGAAGGAACAGCACCCAAGTATGCCGATCAATATTGATCGACAAACTCGTGTAACCTTCGGTGGTTCAAAGAAAAGTTAATTTTTTAACGATTACTAGAGCTATCCAAGGATAAACTAAACTAATGTCTAATAGGAGGACACAACTATGGCAAATCAAGACGCCGCTTTCGGATTGAAAGCAATAGGAAAAGTTGGTCAGAATAGAGACAACCAAGGTTTATCTGAATACAGCATTGCTGCAAGTTCAGCTGCGATCTATCAATGGGATCCAGTGAAAACTTCAGGCGGTTACTTATTAGTAGCTGGCGCAGGCGGCAATCTTAGAGGATCACTAAATGGTGTTTTTTATACTGACGCATCAACAAGCAAGCCAACGTGGGCTAACCACTTGGAAGCTAGTAACACAGCAACAGATATTGTTGGTTATGTTTCTGACGACCCTTATGAAAGGTTCGAGATTCAATCAAACAATGCTAGTGCTTCAGCAGTAACTGATGTAGGTAAAACTGCAGATCTTGTATACGCAGCAGGATCTTCACCTGACTATATCTCAGGAGTAGAGTTAGATGATTCTACTTTAAATACTACTGCTCAACAATTAAAGATCATGGGAGCATCTAAAGATCCATCAAACAATGACGTAGCATCTGCTAACGTTAATTGGGTTGTTGTGATTGCAGAACATGAACTTAAAGTAACAACTGGTACGTAAGGAGTATAGAACATGGCGATATCAAGAGGACAACTAGTCAAAGAACTAGAACCAGGTTTGAATGCACTATTCGGACTGGAATATAAACGTTACGAGAATCAGCATGCTGAAATATACACTACTGAGTCTTCAGACAGAGCGTTTGAAGAAGAAGTTATGTTATCAGGTTTTGCTCAAGCTCAGACTAAAGCAGAAGGAAGTGGAGTTGTTTTTGACAATGCTTAAGAAACTTTCACTGCAAGATACACACATGAAACTGTGGCTCTTGCTTTTGCAATTACTGAAGAAGCTATTGAGGATAACTTGTATGACAGACTTGCTAGTAGATATACAAAAGCGTTAGCTAGATCTATGGCGAACACAAAACAAGTTAAAGCGGTACAACCATTAATTAATGGTTTCGGTACATTCACTTCAGGTGATGGTTCTGCATTATTTGCAACTAACCACCCAACTGTAAGTGGAACTGTATCAAACACATTAGCAACGGCTTCCGACTTGAACGAAACTTCATTAGAGCAATCATTAATTGACATTGCTGCAATGACAGACGAAAGAGGTCTAAAAATTGCTGCAAGAGGTGTTAAAATGATTATCCCTTCTGAACTTCAGTTCACTGCTGAAAGACTTATGAAGTCTCAAGGTAGAGTTGGTACTGCTGATAATGATGTAAACGCAATTGCGTCAATGGGAATGGTTCCTCAAGGTTATAGAGTGAACAACTTCCTAACTGACCCAGATGCTTTCTACATTATCACAGACGTGCCTAATGGTATGAAGTACTTTGACAGAGCAGCTATCAAAACTGCAATGGAAGGTGACTTTGACACTGGTAACGTAAGATACAAAGCTAGAGAAAGATACTCATTTGGTGTATCTGACTATAGAGGTATTTTTGCATCACCAGGTGCATAATAATTAGAAATTTTGAGGCGGACACAGTTCCGCCTCATTATGAAAGTAGAAAGGAATTTCATGAAAAAATTTACAGTTACAATAAATGCCTACGACCACTACGCAAAATTTGAAGTGTTATCAGAAGATAACTCAGTTTCCTTAGAACAAGCCATAGTTGACAAACTAGGAGAAAATGTTATAAAATGGGAACATATCGGAAGTAATGTTTTTGCTTCTGATAAATACAGAATAACCTATGAGGAGGTTATAGATGATACAAGACCTATACAAACAAAAAAGGTCCTTGGAGTTGAAGTGGGAACAGGAGCATCTAGATAACAATAGATACACTCTTGAGATGGTAAGAATTGACGATAAAGTCAAGAAGATCATCACAGATATTAAGCTTGAAGAAGCTAGAATTGCTCACTTACAGAACACAGTTGAAAGTTCTACTCCTGAAGTTTCAGTAGCTACTTAAACAAAAGCTACATCGTTGGAAAAATTCCACTCCGCACTGTAGGACTTCTTGCACTCTACTCAAAACTAGTATATAAAAAACTCACTATACAATTAATTAGAATACTGACGCGTATAGTCGACGGCCTAGAGACAGTATTCGGAAACTAGGAGGATATAATTATGGCAAATACTACATTTTCAGGACCGGTACGATCAGAAAACGGTTTTGAACAAATAACAAAAAACGCAACTACGGGTGCAATTACTGTAGGAACTTCTTACAGCAATATCATTACTGGAAGCACTCAATCTTTATCAGGAGCAGGAGCTGTTAATCTTACAGATCTTATTACTGAAGTAACTACTACTGGAGCAGATGCATTAACTCTTGCAAATGGTTCAGCAGGTCAAGTTAAAATCATTACAATGATTGTTGATGGTGGAGACGGAACTTTAACCCCGACAACTCTTGCAGGTGGTTCTACGATTACTTTCAATGACGTTGGAGATGGTGTAGTTCTTGTTTACGGCACAGCAGGTTGGGTTGTTGTAGGAAACAACGGCGCAACAATAGCGTAATAATTAATTTAGTGTGGGCTTCGGCCCACACCTTAATTTTAAGGAGAAAACAAAATATGAAATCAGATGTAAAAGCAGTAAGAGTTTCTGGTACAGGTGCTGTATTCGCTGGAAGAACAAGACTAAGAGGAATTATTCTTGCTTCTGACGGTGGTGGTGCAGGTTCAATAATTCTACAAGATAATACTGATAGCACAACTTTATTCCAAGGTGATTGTCCGACAGGAGATGTATTTGCATTTAATATTCCAGAAGATGGAATTTTATTTCCTGGAGGAATGAAAGTTTCTACTATTACAAATATTG